CAAGTTCCTGCTGACCCAAAGCCCCGAGTCGGCCAATAGCCTGCTCTTGAAGGCCTCGCTCCATTCCATAGCCTTGGTATGCGAGTTGCCCAGCGGTCCCCGTCAGAGCTTGGGCGAACTGTCCTGCTGCGCGGTCTTGGAGTTCCTGAGCAGCACCAGATCCGTATCGACCAGCGCGAGAAGCAGTGGACTGCACCTGACGGATCGCGTCCATATATTGCTGTTGAGCGCGTTGGGCTGCTGGATCAAATGCCTGATTGAAGAACGGGCTTAGACCGAGATACTGTCCACCAGCAGTGGCTTGTGCCTGCTGCATGGCAGGATTTACAAACTCACCCTGCCGCAGAGCCTCGTAGAACCCGAGAGACGGGTCACGAGAAGCCGTGTTGTAGAGCTGTTGGTATGCGCCCATTGCAGGATTCTGAGCCTGCATCAACGCAGAGACAGTTCCTTGTGCCCGACCAACCAAAGGACTCCCGGCAAGTGCTCGAGTCTGCGCCGCAGAGAGCGCGGCTTGAGTCTGCTGAGATGGGCCTACATAGGTCTGGCCTGGATAGTATTGAGGTGTCGGAGTAGCGTAAAGACGCTGCGCCTCGCTCAATCCGTAAGTGACATACGGAGCGACATTAGGGTCAAGTTCCGTGCGAGTTACTGTGCTTCCACCGCCACTCATTTAGACCTCCAGCGCCCACGAACGGGGCTTAAATCCGAGTTGTTTAGCTTTACGCGCCCAACCCGGACGCCACGATTCAAAAGTAATGCGATGAGCATCACCTTGTTGAGCTATGTTCATGAGATGTTGCCAGCCCTCTTCAAAGTAACCGGCTTCGGCCAGATACGCGCACCACACATGAAGGGTGCGTCCCTTGGGTTGCAACACCATGAACCCCACTGGCCTTGCGTCAACCAGCCCCACCCACAACAGAGATTTCCCGTTGAAGCAATCTGTATAGATGTCTTCGGGTATCCAGTATTCGGGTGTCTTGTGCAGAATCTGCTTCAGACCTGGCCTGACGAATCGCCACCATTGTCTCAGATCGTTGGGGGAAATCAAGCGTGCTTCCATCATCCCACCACCACATAAGCAAATGTTTTATCAGCCGTTGAATTGGCAAAGTGCGTGATAACCGCACTTCCCTGGGCCTGAGAGCTTACATACACATTGGCGATTGAGGCCATTGAGACATAAGTCATCGTGGCGATCACCGAAGGTGTGGAAGGCCTTGTTGGGCTTGTCTGAGCAGGAAGCTGCTCAATCGTGACTTGAGTGGAAGTCGTGGCCCACATGATCTGGATGTAGTCGTTTGCGGCCAACTCAATGAAGAAGTTAAGCGCAGCAATAAGGTGACCATCCGTCCCGCCGTGGGAGTTTGGAACCGAGAACTTACTATTGCTTGCTGCTACATCCGACCCATTCTTCCTAAACCAAATATCGACATCGTGGATCTGGGTGTCTTTGTTGGCAAGCTGAATAGAAAACTGGATGTTGTAGACCCCAGGACTCGTGACATTTAGCCTCGAACTGTTACTAAGGGTTATCCCGTTAGAGTAGTCTGTGGTGTTGTAGGTGACCGCATAAGCCGCAGTCGTTGAGGCCGCTGTCTGGTCTGTTGAGTCTTGGAACGCCCCGTAAGGAACCTTGTCGTTAAAGGCGTTTGCCGAGAACGGGATCAGAATGATCTTTGACTCAGGGCTGATCCGAGCGTCATAGATCGTGGTGGTTGATGCCCCGCCAGTGTTTAGCGTTACTGTCCCGGTATTGTTGGACTTCCCATTCATAAGCCCATTGACGATCTCCGCTACACCGCGAGGATCTGAGCCAAATGGGGGGAGGACACGGAACATCAGCGCCGCCCTGCCTGGGTTGTATCTACATCAACCCCAACTGCAGTCGTCCAGCTTCCGCTAGGAGTAACCCTTAGTCGGTGGTACTTCCCGAAACTTCTCAGGCTCACTCGGTTATCCGAATCCGCAACCGAAGAAGCCCCGAAAGAAATGGTGTCGTCTAGCCGATCCCTTGAGGCGATGGCAACAGAGGCTGATCCGTTATCAACCTGGGGACGGGCGAGCCTTACGACAGAGTTCTGACCAGCCACGAAGTCGCCAGTCTCAAACAGCGCAGACAAGGAAGGCCCAGTAAAGGTGACCAATTTGGCACCAGAAGCCCCGGCAAACACATACTTTCCACCAAGCCAAGCCCGAGAGTCTAGTGAGGTCTCAAGCGCGTCAATGCTTGCCGAATAAGTATCCAGCCCCTCCAAGGTAACGCCAGGAGTGGCCGCAGAAGCGATGTAATCCACCGTTGTGTCTACATAAGTCCACCGCTGGACTTGCCAGTTGTAGATCAGGATGGTCTGCCCAGCCCGTGTGTTGGGGTAGCACCAGCTCACTGTCTTGCGGATCGGATCAACCGCCGTGGACATCTTGTCAATGTTTGACGGATCGGCATCGTCAAAGAACCACCGATCCACCTTTTCCGCGCCGATTGGCTTTACAGACTGACCATCACAGACATAGAACCCGTCATCGCTCAGGAAGAATGTAAGAGGACCGTACTGGGCCACAGAGCCTTGCTCATAACACCCAAGAGAGCGAGAGATGGTGTCAAACTGGAAGAACAGCGGAGCGCCGATGTAAGACATTCGGACGATTGACCGCTCAAGCAGAATGATCCCGAACTCGCCACCCGTGATTCCCTTGATATTTCCACCGTCAGGAATGTCCTGGTAGTCTGACTGAGACGCGCCGCCAGAAGTCCAATTCGTCTCATCATTGATGTCTGACCACTGGACTCGGTTCGGATGGCTGGCGATGTTTGCGGCCACCACGAAGTCTCGAACAACCGAGACATAAGAGGCAATCGGAGCGGCAGCGGCCACATCAGCGAATGCGGTGGAGGTTCCAAGCGTCCAGGCCTGGAGCTTTTCCGCTCCATTAGCAGCAAGGACAACCTTTCCGAACTGGGTGAACCTCCAAGGCTGAGATCCGGTGTATCCACCAGTTTTGGACACATTGTCCATTGACAGATCGCTGGAATCGAACTTGAACAACTTAGAGTTCCCGCCAGCGAAGATGTTTGAGGTCGCCCCAAACTCTCCAGCGAACACAGAATTCAGATTCTCGGAGGCAGATGCGCTGAGATCCACCGGCTCAGGGAAAGGCCCATATCCAATGACTTGAGCCACAACATTATTGGCAGTCTGCAATGCGCCCGAGATACCGGGCTGGTCTGGGAGCCACTCTCCGAAGGTCAGTCTTTGTTCCATATTAGAGCCTCAATGACCAAGATCCACCACCAGCAGGGACAAGTGTCCATGTGGTCGGCGGGAAAGTGACCTGTGTCCATTCCTCGCCCTGCTCGCTAGCATTTGCCGTGACCGTAGCCGTGCAGACGATAGAAGCCGTTCCGGTTGTAAGAACCTGAGCGTTTGCCTGCATCATTCCATCTGCGTTGATAGACGCAAACCCGCCGAATGTGGCGTTTGGTGCGGCACTAACAGACGCTGATGCGGTGATCGCGGCCGAGGCTGGAATCACGATCTGTGCATTGGCCTCCAGAACACCATTAGCGGTGATTGCAGCAGATGCAGACTGAACAGCACTTCCAAGCGCCGTGACAGATGCAAAGCAAGCTATTGAGGCCGCAGCATCTTTAACGACCAGCGCAGAAGCAGTGACCGTAGCAGATGCAGATACAGAACCCGCCGCATCCCAAAGCGTGACAGAAGTCTCGTAAAGAGGACTGTCAAGCGTAAGAGTGAGGTCGTCTAGACTCGCCTTGAGGTTGTCAAGGGAGTCTATTGTCCACGGCGGGTATAGATCGGCCATTACGACAGAGTAACGCTCAGATTGCCAGCAGAGATGCGGAACACATCACCAGTGGAGATGGTCTTGGAAGCATCCAGAGGTGAGTGATACAGCAGATTCCCACCAGTCGAGGCATCGCGTAGGCCAATGTAGGCAACCGTACCCCACGAGCCAGTGGCCTGAGGAAACTCCACAGCAGTAGAGTTCGTGCTTGCGCCGTTAGCAGGAGCGCCAAAGGTCACGCTTTGACGGGCGTAACCATTGCCAGCAATCTCCGTCCCGGTGTCAGCATCCGTTGGATCTGTGGTGTAGAGCGCCACATACACAGTCGCGGGCGATGTGTACGATGTGTTTCGCAGAGTCGCGTTAATCAGCGCGTTCTCGAGGTAGTTGGACATTTCAGCCATGTTTATCTCCGTGCGAGAGTCATAGTCAAAGGAACTGCCGAGTATTCTCCCCGATCATCGGCGGCGGTCAAAGAGTCAATGGCCCTCTGATACAGCGCGGCCCAGGTCGCAAGCCGCTCATCGTTCATCAGATAAGGCTCGGCTTCCCCAAGGGACGCATAGATCAGAGCATCCGGGCAGTTCGCCAGGAAAGCATTGGAAGGGTTCGCGTCACTCAGATACACGGGAGCTGCGTAATACAGCATTTCCATCGTGTAGACCCCATCAGGGATCGGCGCGAATTGAAGCTCCGAGGCCAGAATCGTGTATTTCTTCGGCACACCCAAGACCTTCGTCATGGCATTGCGGAAGAAGATGTTGGGGTTGTAATACTCCAGCGCCTGATCTGGGTTGGAGTCAATGTGCAGATCGCGCAGCTCCAAAAAGTCTGACGGCAGCGAGAGAGTCGCGTCATTCCCGGTGGTTGATGCCGTGACAACCTTGAGCATCTGACGGATGCGAAGCTCCCTGCGAAGGCGATTCTCCGCAAGGGTGATGAAGTCAGGAATCTGAGAGGTCAGATCAGACCGAGCGAGGTAGTTCGCTATCGTGGTCTTGAGGTCTGAGTATGTTGCGAGAGCCATCAAATCCTCCCAGGACGGGTGCGGAATGCCCTGTTATCAGGATGGTTCAGCCAGGCCTTGAAACGAGGCTGATCCAACACATGGAATCCCCGCATGATGCCTTGCTTGTTTAGTTCATCAACTACCGCAAGCGGAATAGACGCAATCTTATTCCCAAGAAGGTCATCTGACCATCGGGCGCGCTCATCGTAAGCATTAAATTGCTTCTTGTTGGACTCAATGATCCCGGTCACATCTTGAGTGCTTTCGATCACCAGCCCACCGTCATCGGTCTTATGGGCCTTGCGGTCTACAACTTTGGCGGTCTTTGAGAATTCGTTGATGTTCATGTGAAAAAGGGGGCTGAGTTGCCCCGGCCCCCTTAGTTACTTGCTACCGAAGATTAGCTCAAGTCAGCGCAGATGCCGTGGGCGGCTTCGTTCTTGACTTCAAGCGTGTATTCCACGAGCAACTGGGTGCGATCCGAGTCGCCGTTCTTCGCCAGTTCGTTGGTGAAGAAGGGACGCAGATACGCCACAGCAGCGTACTCGGGGTCCAGCACAAAGGCCACATCATTAGCCGAGTTGCCCGAAACCATGAAGCGGTTGGGCACCACGCTCACCGAGCCGAAGTCCGACAGATAGATGTCGGCGGCACCGATGATGGTCGTGGGGGCATCCGAAGGAGCCATATAACGCTGGGCAGCAATACCGGCAAAGGCCGAGACCGTCTGCTTGTGAGCAGGCGTGACCATCAGGATCTTCGGGGAACCACCGGCCTCGAACACTTCCTTAATCACGGTCTTCAGGATGTCTTCCGTAAAGGTGCGGTTCGTGCCGTTCGTGCGAGCAGTCGTGCCAGAAGCACCAGCAGAGCCACCCGTGCCGAAGTCGCCGTTCGTTGCCAGCCAAGTCTGCAGGCCACCCAACACGCGAGCGGTAGAACCAGCGGTTCCGTTGCTCTGAACGGTGTTGTTCAGCAGCGTGAACTCCATGTCGCGCTTGATTTCGGACGAAGCCTTGGCAAGCTGATAAGCCTTTTCAGACTTACGGCCAGCCTTGTCAACAGCCTCCAGGGTGCCAGTAACACCGATGGTCTTCTGGCTGATCTGGGTGCGGTTGCCAACACGGGTCGTGGGCGACAGGGTAGCGGTAGATGCATCTGCACCTTCCACAGCGGCGTTGGCGGCAGCAGCGGCCAGCGAGTCGGTCTGCCACTCGTGATAAACAGCGGTGGCCTTGGTCTTGCCAACCGTGCTCATAAACGGGGTGTCAGTCGGACTGATGTTGTAGATCACATCAGACAGGTCTTCACGCATACCGATGGCAGCGTAGGTACGGAATTGGGTCATTTTTAACTCCTAGAGCATTCGTTCAAACAGGGCCGCAGCATCAGAGACTTTTCCAGACTTCCTCAACTGCGAGTGAGCTTTTTTGACATTCTCGTCTGCAGCATTCTTTTGGTTTGCCGCAACGCCTGGACGGAGCATCTTCGGTGCGTCTTGCATTTTCTTGGTTAACTCTGGCTTCTGCTTCTGGAGCTTCGCATATTGAGCCGCCATCCACAGTACCTGAACCTGGCGAGAGTCATAGGCTTGTGAGAGTTCTTGGTCAGTAAACCCGACTTCCTTAGCAAAAGATCGAATTGTCTGCCTTACCTCGTTGCCTTTCTTCTCGTCCCCATATTCAGGAATAACCTCAGCCAAGCGCCTTGCTTCCTGCTGGATGTGCTGCTGGAGTACCGCCTGCTGCTCGGCGAATCGCTGTTGAGCCATTCGCTGCTGCTCGGCCTGCACCATCGCAAGCTGCTTCTCCCGTTCAGTACGCTCTGCTACCTTGACTGCATAACCAATGGGGTCAACCTCTTTCAACGCATTGAGGTCTTCCCCTTCGTTTTGTTTACTCAGAAACTGCTCGATGAGGCTTAGGCGTTGAGAGTAGGCGTCCCTCGCTTGCTTGGCCTCTTCAATGGCGATCCGCTCTGCTTCGACAACTTTACGCTGCTCCGCTACGGATTGACTCTTTTTGGTGTAGTCCAGCCCCTTCTGATACCCGTCCACCAATTCATCGAAAGTGACTTCCCTTTCCTCGCCAGCGGCTTTCACACGGAATCGCTGCGGCTCAGGTTCAGTTTCGACTTCTTGGGTTTCAAGCTCTTCAGGTTCGGACGCTTCGACTTGCTCTTGGGGTTCTGGAGCTTCAGGAGTGGCTTGTTCAGCTTCCTGGGGAGGATCCATCAGGCCAAGAATCGCGCCTGCAGCATCGTTCACCGACATCGAAACACTCCCTTGCGGGTCGGTGTCTGCCATTTGAGTTTCCTAAGTTTTCCCCGGATGCGCCGGGCCGCTTACAGAATCTTCCATCGTCTCTTGACCAATTGGTCGCTAGAAGCTATGGAAGAAAAGTGTCCCATTATTTCATCAAGTACGCGCAATTTCAAATAGCACCGCTCTCGAATGTCAATGTCCATCTCATCCGAGTTGGTCAACTGGCTTATCAGGGATTTCCTGATAGTCTCTATTTCCTCCTGAAACCACTCATCGTTCAGGAGGGTTTGAGCGCGTTCTGCTTTGTTCATCGGAATCCTTGCCCGATTGTGTATCCCATGCTTGGGAGCAATCCAGCGGCTTGCTTGAATTGATCCGTATTCACGCCAAAGTTGTTAAATGCGCCCTGCTGGATCTGATCCATCGTAAATCCCTGCCCGAGGGAATCAATGATGGCTTGGGCGATCTGCTGATTGGAATATGTTGGCGTGGGAGCCAATAGTGAAGATGGCGCTTGCATGGGCGCTTCTGGTGTCACTGGGGGTGTAACAGCGGCCTGAACAGGCGCAGTGGCTTGCTGCGGGAGAAGTCCACGAGCGCGAGCCAACTGGTCCGCAGAAATCCCATACTTAGTGCCAGCCCCGTACAGCGACTGATCCAGACTAAAGCCTTGTGCCATTGACTCTTGCAGAGCCTGGGCTACTTGAGCGTCAGAATAAGTTTTGGTTGTGGGCTTTGTTTGAGCTGCGTTGTATGCAGCCAGCGCGTTTGAATTAGCAGCAGTCTCAGAATCAACAGTCGGTGTTTTCCCAGTGCCCATTTGATCGCGGAGTGCTTGATAGTCAAAAGCACCCGGGGTGAAGGTGAACTGACCACCCTCTACCTTTGGCACATCAAACAAAAGCGAACCAGGAGCACGAGAGATAAACCGTTGTGCCCCGGTTGCCATGTCCTCGCGGCCAGCCAAAAGACCAGGAAATTGATACAACGGCGCAGAACCGCGCATTCCCTGAGCACCGCCAGAGACTGAGGCTAGAGCGCGATTGAACTGGGCATCACTTACCCCATAGTT